TCATAAACATCATCTAATAAGAAATCTAATAATAATGCATCTGCATACTCAGGATTATCAATCTGAATATTCTCAATTTCTTCAAATAATGTTTCTATTAAATCATTTTTAATTTTTAGATTTTCTGTTGTAATTGATTTATTTGTTTTTTCTTTTGAATTCCTGTATCTCTCAAGAAGCCTCCGCCCCTTTGCTGCCAACCTTGCGGCATCAGAACGATCTTGCGGTACCGGCTCGCCCCAAGCAGCAGCAGAAAGAGCAAGCCTTGTTGGTTTTCCATTTGGCTTCTTCATTGGACCAGAAGGATTTGTAAAGAAACGAACGAGAAACGACCCCTTCCTTCGCATTTTTTCAGGAGTGTCTGCAGCGCCACGAACACCTGGCTTAAGATTCGCCCCTTCTTTCTCTTTAAAATATCTACGACCTGCAGCTGTCAAGCCGCCTTTGGGGTCTTTAATAGGCTGTTTTGCCTTTTCCATCTCAGAATCATCACTTTCAAGTATATAACCAAGTTTTCCATCATCAGCCTTTTTAACAAGATCAATAATCGCAACAGCATTTGCTGGATTGTCAACAAGACTTAACTCACCAAGATCATATTCTTTTATAACGTGAACCGGTCTACCATTGTGAACTTTGTTTTGCATCATTTCTTTTTTCAAAATTTTTCCACCAATTGAAAATGCACGAAGCGTTCCATCAAGAACTTTTTGCCAAGTTGTTTCTGCACCTTTTGAGATGTATGCTTCAACTTGAATTGCATTATATTCTTCACCATCGACACCTTTAATTCTTATGGGCTTATAGCTAATAGCTTTACCTACTGCAATTGGTGCATGCATTTCACGAATATTACCTTGCCAATTTTTGAATGCGGTAAGCGATGCTTCAAAATCAACAACATCACCAACTTTGTCAATATTGTCTGCAGTTGCAATACCGGAAACAATTCGCTCTTCTTTTTTCACCATATCAATGGGGAATGATAAATTAAAGTTAGTCATAGTCTAATTTTAGTGTAATAAACAATTTATTATACAGCAAATTATCCTATGGCATAGACAGCAACGCTAACATTTGCTGTAACGACTTTAAATTGAGTATAGTCACCTTCGACCTCAACCCAGTTTTTTGCTGCTGGGATGACCACTCTATGTGGACCACCGTTTAGCTCAACCACGGCATTTGTAGAACCATCCAAGTTTAAAAAGTGGATGCATGACGTATGCCCATTGATAGAAACGGTATTTGCAGCACTTGTAATTGCTGTGTTTGAATAAATAATACCCATTTTGTCACTCATTCTGTACCTCCTGAGTTATCTTGATTTTGACCCCTCTCAGCCTGATCGCCAGTCTGTCTTGGATCACTTGCTTGCCCTTCAGAATCTGCTCTTGCATTTCTCGGAGCAATTGTATCATTATTAGAATTACCAAACGGAGCGCCTGGTCCAGTCTTTTCTTTCTTTGTTGGGAACGGAAGTGGTTCATCACCATCCGTCCTTTCTGGTAAGCCAAGTGTGGATCGCACCTCATTTGGTGTAATAACTTCTGTTCTAAGATATCTGTCATTAATTCTAGATTGAATATCTTCATCAACAAGATCTATGCTCTTAAACTTGAGAACAAAAAGATCTGTAAATTCCATCATAACTCTATTTAATTTTTTTTCTATCACAGATTGATCCGGAGCAACGACTTGCATTTTAAATGTTTTATCGGCATCTCTTGAGACAGCTAAGTTAGCATTATCATACACACCAACCTTTGGCGCTGGGACTCTATTGGCTACAAGAATTTCATCTCTATTTGATTTTCTATATTTATCAAAAGAGGCATCTTGGATACCAGCTTCAAGTTTTTCAAATTTAATATCGCTATCTGCACCAATCGAAGCCGGGATTGGAATCACAAGGGTGCCGTGATTTCTTCCTTTAACTTCTTTTCTAAAATAATTAATAAGCTCTTGTTTAGACTTATTACTTAATTTTGCACCTTTAAGAATTATTGCATATCTAGGAATAGCTTTATTCTCAAAATAATCAATGTTATATTCTTTTGCAAACTTATCACCAACAATTGCAGCAGCAGCTGACACTGCAGAAGGAATACCATAGTATGTATTTTTAGGAGAGTAAATTTTAAAGTGAATGATCTCATTAGGTCTTGGATCAGAATTAATGGGGTCTTGTGTTTCTGTATCTCCATAGTTTCTAAAGAAGACTGCTGTGATTTTATTGCTTCTTGCAATTTGAACAAAGCCATCTCTCTTCCTCCTAACCCTAACAAGAGTTCCTGGTATATGACCAATATACCCAATATTACCAGCGTTATTTCTACCTATTTCTAGATATCCATTGCCAATTGTTAAAACATCCTGCCAAACTTTAATCATTGTTTCAATAAATGTTTCTTCAACATTTAAATTTTCAAAAAGCTCTTCAAGCCTTTCTTTTTCATCCTGCAGTTCCTTTCTAACCCTATAAAGTTTATCTTCGTTATCTGTTGATTTTTCAATTTTCCTTCTAGCCTTCAATGTTTCTTGAAATTGAAATCCAAGACCAACAGTATTCATAACCCTAGCGCTTACTGACGCATTGTGAATTGCACTTGAATCAAAGAGATCGGATAGGTTGTCTAAATCATACGGTGGATTAACAATATCATACAGTGTGTATCCATCAAGAGTTTCTGGATCGATGTATTTTGTTTCAGTTCCATCTTCTCCAACATACTTTTTAGAAAGTTTATTTGCTTTCCTTTTCATTTTTTGAGAAAGAGAGTTGTAGGAAACTTTCAAAAAAGGATCTTCAGATATCGGTATTGAATCAAATCCAAAATAAGAAAGATCATCTATTTCATCTGTTACCTCAATAGAGTCTTCAACATGAACCATTTTCTTTTCCATACTACCCCTTTAAATTATCAAAAAAGTCTTCATACGGATCTGGTATGAGACCTTCATTAAGTCTTTCAACTTGATCATCTCTTTCGCTTCCACTAACTTTTCTTGCACCATGAACCCAGCTAATCCTACCATCGGTGCTTCCGGTCCAATACCTAGCCGCTTGTGCTACTCTTTTTTCAATATCCTTGTCTCCGACAAAACCTTCTGCAGATAGAACCCCATCACCATCAGATAGTGGCGTACCATCTGGCATAATCCAGATGCAAACGCCATAAGTCCTTGGAGGAACCCACAGACGACTGTTTTTAATAGATTCATGACTCATTGAATATATTGTACACCACTTTTATTAAAAAAAGAATAAAAATGATGAAAACAGGTACAGCCTTTCATAGTTCCAATCCAATATCGGTCTTGAACGGTTCATTTTATAGGACACGACCCAGTTGCGCAGTCGTCAAGTGTAATTTCGTGACTTCCAGCGGCTTGTTGAAGTGGGATTGAGAAATCAATCTTAGAAAAAGTTTTATTATACTCTTCTTCACTAATTTCTTCATAAGGAGGTAGTGGAAAGTTATGATCACTATGTAATAAAAACGAAACTGACTTAACCGAATTATCATAGTTACTTTCTAACCACTTTTTAATCTCCGTGAGTTCTTCTTTTCTATAATAAACAGTCACTGAGACAGCATTATCTGCCCACACTGTTTGCATTTTTTTGACCCATTCAAGCTGTTGAATTGCTGTCATCTCACTAGCAAGCACAGATCCATCTGGGGATTTGCATGGAAATTCTACAACATACCTTGTGTGATCTTCTCTGCCATCAAGACCTACATCCCAAACAACTTTATACCCTCTCTTTCTACATGCATCAACTAGTGGGTCTGCAGCTCCAAAACGAACACGGCGAATATAATATTTCGCAAATGCCGGGTGTATACCAGGCGTTACACCTGGAAGTAACGATAGTGTTCCAGATGGCTGGACTGTCGTTAACCTAACGGACGGATTCCATCCTTTCTCTTTACTATATTGCTTATCAAATTTTTTAAGATTTTCATACACACTGGACAGCCAAGAAATCTTATCTTCATCGCACTGCAGTATTCCAGTAATGGACTGCCCTAATCTTGCATTTTTATGAACAATCTTATTTGTCTTCTCATATGGATAAGATAATCTTGTAACTTGTTTTTGAATCTTATATAAAAGAATTGAAATTTCTTTTAACTGCTCAAGTGAATCAATATTTGGTAAAAATATTGTTGAGAGATTGCAAGACTCACCATCAGCTAATGCAATTTCCGCACACGGATTAAACCCTTCAATGGAATTGTCATGTGCAACCTCAC